TCGGCGAGCATGCCCTCGAAAGCGACGTCCATGTTTACATTGTAGTTAAGTTGACTCATGACGTTTTCTCCTTTGTGAGTTACTTAGTTTTTATTTTCCGAGGTTTTTCCAAGCGTCGCGACTTTCATCCATCATTTTCAGACGAGCTTCCGAAGCGTCGATTTTTGTTTCCTTGTTTCCTTCTTCGTCGTTCTTGTTCTCAAGAGCGGCTTTCAAATGATCGACAAAGAGTTCCTCTTGTTCGGCGATAGCGTCAAACCTTGCGTTAACATAGTCGTCGCTTTTTTCGTCGATTTTAAGTTCCGGAGAAACCGCGAGAATAACTTCTTTTTTAATCGCTTGGTTTTCTTTTCCGTCTTTTTTGAACTCTTCTCCGATAACTTTATGAGCTACTTCACAAACGTTTGCTCTCTCTTGAACAAGAGCGTCGATTTGTGCGGCGTCCATTTTATTTTCTTTCGAAGACTCTTTGAGCTTAGAAATTTCAGATTCGAGGGCGTCTTTTTTGCCTTCCATTCCGTCTTTTTCTTTTTTCATGCCTTCCATGTCTTCTTTGAGTTTCTTCATTTTCTCGCCCATTGAATCGTATTCTTTTTTCATGTCTCCGTACGATTTAGCGTCGGCTTTGACCGCTTCCGCGATCTCGGGAGAAACTTCGAACTCTTTCCCGTTAATGTTAATTTTTTCCATTGACTCGTCTCCTTGTCGGTTATTTTCATGATAATAAGCGTTGTCGCTTTCGTCTAGTTTAACTCGCGCTTCCGGACCGGCTCTTCCCCTATCCACAAAAGCGACGTGATTATATCTTATTTTCCTTTGAACGGCGTCATAGGCTTGGCCATTCCAAATCCCGGGAGTGAAGTCCATTTCCGCGACGTAGCCGCAAGAAACCTCCTGTCCGAGCCCTTGGTCTCTTTTCCTTTCGAGCATGGCGACCGCGCGAGAATCCGTAACGGTCCCGACCAAGTCGACGAAGCGTTCTTCGTTTTTCTCGATAGCGTCGCCCGTGAAACCAACGGAGAGATTCTTAACGTTTTTAATGTCGACCAAATCTTTCGGATGGGCGACCGTCAAAGGAACGCCTGCAAGCGTGGCGAGTGAGTCCGCGTTAAAGACTTCTTCTTCGGGTCTTAATTCCCTACGAATTGAGCCATCTTTTTGAACGTACTCAAAGACGCCGACTCTTGTCGCACGAATAGGAACTCTTAAAAAACCGGCGTCGGTTTTTATGAGAGTTCTCACGGGGAGTAATTGAAAGTCGAAACGTTTAACCGGCTTCATAAATAAAGATTAAACACAAAGGGTCAACTTGCAAAGCCCCGAATTTAGGGTTTTTTTCAAGTTGTCAAGAATAAATTGTCAGGGAGCGGACTTCTTGGTTTTCGTATTGTCTTGAGTGTCGCGCTCAATTATGCGACGAGTCTCGGCGTCGCTCTCTCCGACGCTTGAAATAATAGGGACCAAAGCGCAGCGACAATTTATAGGCTCTCCTGGAAGAACGCCCGTTTCGCCGTCAACGCTTGCGCCTTTTTCATACGAATAGACTTTCCCATGCAAGGCCCTATGAGACGCGCGGACTCGGTCGTCAAGTGACGTGACCCAACGGAAACGCTTAACCCCAAGTTCCGAAGAGCGGCGGGCGGTTATGTTCGCCGTAAGTTTCCCGACTTGGTCGCGAGCGATCAACTTCGCCCGATTCCTTGACGCTTTGGTTTTCTTTTGAATCTCTTTTGTTATGGTTCGGAGCCCTTTTCCTTGTTCAACGCCGTCAATGACGATTCTTTCAATGTCTTTGAAGTGTTCTTCTCCGAGCGTTTTAATTAACGTCACGTTTTGACGGGTCCACAAATTGACGGCGTCTCTTACTCCGGGAACGTTTGCGATAACATTAACGCCCGTCACGGCGGAGATTTTAGACGTAAAAGCTCCGGCGTTTGTGGTGTTAACGGCGTTCCCGGTCTCTCCGACAACGTTCGTAATGCGAGGGTCGTCGACTCTCTCGCCATAGACGATTCGCATTTGATTAAACATAGCTTCGAGGTCGTCGACGTAATTATCGAAACGCTCATTTGAGGCGCGAGCGTCTCGAAGGACCGAAGGAAGACGGGCGACGACTATTTCTTTGACGACCTTGTCCATTTCCCGGACGATTCGGCGGAGCTTTTTATCGTAGGCCCTTTCGATCATACGGGGGTAGGAAATCGGCGAGCCCGTTTCGATAGGCTCGTCGTTCCCTTCCGCCTTTCGACGCTCTTTCCTCTTTTGGACTTCTTGAATGAAGCGCGCGTTTGACATTTATTTCGCCTTTTCGCTTATTTTTTGGGCCCATTCAATTCCGACACGGTCTCCCCATCCCATTACGGCGACGTTTCCGTTATCTTTCCAAGGCGTCGCTTTGTTCTCTTCGGAGATTGTCGCGTTCTTTAAATGCCTTGCGAATTGGGCCATTTTTTTAATCGTTTGGAGCGAGAGCGGGCGACCGCTTGCGATTTGTTTCGCGCGTCCCCATCCGACCGACGTCATGCCTCGGATTTCATCGGGATATTTTTCTCGCCATTCGAGAACCTTCTTCGCCGCATTGATAGCCCCTTTCGGCGGCGTCCGGTCTTGTGCGGTCAAGCCGCTTTCGTCGGCTTTTATCTCGAGCGAGACTCCGGTCTTCTCCGCGTCTTCGATCGTATGCGCATGATAGGCGGAGTTTAGGGCGGTGTCGGTCCTTACGGTTTCGCCGTCGATAATGACTTCGTGATAATGCCCGCCTTCTCCGTCGTCAACGGCTCCGCCGGAAGGAGTTCCGTCAAAGTCGTGATAATGTTCGGCTTCGTCTTGAACGGTTTCGGGAGTCGGCTCGGGCGTAACCTCCGGGAGAGTGACGTCTTCGTCCTCGTCGTTTTCGAGATTCTCTTGTCTCTCTTCGACGTCGATTGTCGTTTTAAGAGACATTTCGTCCCCGCCGAAGCGTGAGACCGCGATCTCGTCCGGGCTTACGACTTGGTTTTGGATATAAATTTGGTCGGCTTCCGCTTGCGTTTTGTTAATGGTCGCTTGCTTCTCTTCGCTCATTTCTTCAAGAGGCGGGAAGCTCATGTCGGTTTTGTCGGTCCACTTAACCGGGGCGGTTCTTGCGCTCATTAAAAGTTTAAGGCCATATAAATAAGACGGGCGAACCCATGCCATTTGAAGCCCTTTTATAAAATCGTTCCATTGTTTCGTCTCGGACTCTCCGGCTCCCGAAAGGTTCCCGGTTGAGCCTTCCCCAAGTAAGACCGTATGGGGGAACTCACTTTCGCCGACGAGCTTGTCGCCCATTTTATCGAGAATAGTGTCGAGCCCGGTCAAGGAAGTGACTTTTCGGTCGAAGTCTTCTTCGGAGTCAAGGACGATTCCTCGAACGACGGACCTTGTCGCGTCTATGAGTTGTAGCCTCTTAATGACTTGGTCGTCCTTTCCGGCGGCGATTAAGTTTCCTAGGTTTTGGATTTTGAAGACCGCTTGGGCGAAGTCGTCAAGTAACGAAGCGGCGGAGTCGTGCGAAGCCGAGAAGTTCCTCAATGAATTTTGAAGAGAATTTAGGACGCTATCATGATAATAGCCGTTAAGCTTGAATAGCTCGTCGGGAAGATTTTCTCCGTCAATACGAACAAGTCTTGAACGATGGACCGTAAAGCCGACCCCTTCGTCCGGGCTCCCGCCCGCTTCGTTAAGTGTATATATTACGGGCTCTCTATAATACGGTTGAGAGACGTCCCTCCCAATTTCCGAATAACCAAGCTCCCATCTGTGGAGCGGTTGAATCCAATCGACCGAGCGAATATTCTTGAAATCGACGGGCTCATTTGGGAGGCGTCCGTCTCGTATTCCGAAGAGAAGAAATCCCGCGCCATAAAGACGCGCCCATTTCGCCGCTTGAATGAATTTATTTTGGTAGTCAAGGGGCGTGATTATTTTATCCCTCACGCTCTCGGAGAAGGTCGCGTCGTCGCCGTTCTCAAAGATAGGGTCTTTTTTAAAGGCTTCCGTCACGGGGCGGTCGACTATTTTCTTCGCGAGCTTGTCGATTGAATATATCGACTCGGCGTCGCCTTGGCTCATTCGCTCATATTCGGCGACGGTTGACATTTTCTTGTCACGTCCCATGATATTAAGCCCGGTTAAAACGTTTTGCCATCCGTCGTTCTTTTTAATTTTTGCCATCTGTCATTCCTATAAAGTTAAAATCGCTTCGAGCGAATAGTTCGAATCAAGTCGTTTTTTGTTAATATATTGAGTCATAGCGTCCACTTGGTCGTCATGTCTTGCGTTCGGGAAGAATAACAGTTCCGAAGTGAATTCTTCAATCCAATTCGCTTTCGCGTTGACGAAGACGTTTCCAGCTTCCCATGCAGGCGCGACCGCTTGGAGTCGGGCTTCTTTTGATTCCTTCGGGTTAATCGCGATAACGCCCGGGAACTTGCGCTTTAAGACGTCGATAATCGCCGAGCCGTTCGCCTTGTCTTCGACGAGGATTTCGAAAATCTCCGGGTATTTCTTGAGCATATTCGCGACCCAAACAATCGTCTCCGTAAAGCCCATTTTCTTACGGACTTGGTCGACGAGATAAAAGTTCGCCTTGAATTGTTTCCAAACTTGAATCACGACGTAGTCGTTCTTTTTGCCTTCTTTGAAGTTCGCGTCAACCGAGAGAGCGGTCATTCCGCCCTTGGGAAGTTGATGCGGTTGAAAGTGTTTAATCCAAGCCTTCTTAATTATTTTTCCCTCTTTCGGGGCCGGTCGTTGTTGGTATTGTCCGGCGTAAGTGTCGGGGCTTTTCGCTTGCATCCGTTCGAGTTGTTCGACGCTATGTTTTTGGGGCCATAAAGCCGCGCCCCGCTCTCTTGGGTCGTAGTCATTCGGTCCGTCTTCGTTGATAGCGGGAAGGTTTAAATGCTTGAAGACGAACTCGCTCCCTTCGCCTAGTAAAAAGCCCGCCATGTCGTCTTCGTGAAGACGTTGCATAATGACAATGATAGGCGTCTTCGACGGGTTATTCATTCTCGACTTAATCGTGTTATTGAAGCGGTCATTTATGTTTCTTCGAACCGTCTCCGAGCGCGCGTCTTCGGGCTTCAAAGGGTCGTCGATTATGATAGCTCCCTCAAATTGCGAGCCTATCCCGCCCGCTCCGAAACCTGTAATTTGTCCGCCCGTTGAGGTCGCATAAACGCCGCCCGCTTTGTTTCCATTTATGGCCGTATACCATTTCTTTTTTGACTTCGAATCGGCCTTGAAATCGAGCTTCCATAGGTCTTGAAACTCTTCGGTCATGAGCGTGTCTCTCACTTCCGACGAATTGTCGAGAGCGAGGTCGTCCGAATAACTTAAATGGAGAAACTTACTTCTTGGGTTAAGAGCGAAGGACCATTCCATGAAAGATTTAACGGCGATTTCGGTTTTCGTATAACGTGGGGGAATCGTAATAAGTAAGAATTGAGTAAGACCCGCGAAGACTTCTTCAAGCTCCCGGGCTATGACGGCGTGATGCCAATTCATGAGAAACGGGGTCTTTCGAATCGTTTCGAACTTCCATTTCGTGAACTCAAGGAGCGACGATTCGAGTCGCCGCTTCAAGAGTTCTTTTTTTATGGTTTCCCTACTTGGGACCGGCGGCGGATTGTTCATATAGTTTTAGCATCCTTTCCAAAACTTCGGAGGGAACGTTCGAAAGGTCGTGAGACGTTGAGACGTTCCCGGTTATTTCTACTTTGTCGGAAAACATTTTTAAGTACTTCCCTTGAAGCTCGGTCGCTTTCAAGAAGGAGCCGAGTTCTCTTTTCATGTTTCCGTTTGCGTCTGCCTTGGGAATCATGGCCTCACTTTTTGCGAGTTCGAGATCGGCGAGAATCTTTTCGACCGTTATGTTCGCCGACTCCATGCTCTTTCGAGTGAGTTCCGCGAGGGCGTCTCTTACGACTTTCTTTTGAAGAAGTTTTCTCGCCTGATTATAAAGCGTCGCCTTGTTTCCATTATATCCCGCAGCGGCGGCGGCTTCGCCTCCGTTCATTCCGTTGCGGACGTACTCTTCGACAAAGAGGGCTTGCTTTATTGTTAACTCTCCGGCGTGTTCGAGGTCTTTAAATTTCATGAGCCTATTTTCTCCCGTTGACCAAGAAGCGACGAAGTCCATTCCGGCGATTCTTTACATTTCAGACAAACGCGGTTGAATACGTTTCGGGATTTAAACTTCCCGCCGCATTTGAGACAAGGTCTCAATGTCCATTTAACCGCTTTTTCGGACTTCCGTTTCCCCGCGCTCATTTCTTACTTTCCCTCGTCAACTTTGTTTTGACAATAATTTTACGGGATTATCGGAATTTCCGCAACTTAGGGAGCGAAATAGTCGGAGATTCATAGTTGACTTGTCTCGTCAATTTTGACTTAACGTGTTAAAATAAGTTAATCACGAACCCAGAGGCGATTGTTCGACGCGGCGATTTTGGTCGTCGACGTCAAGGAGAAAAAATAATGGAAGAAGAAGAACGTTTATGTTACTGCGGGCGTTGTCGTTATTGCGACGCCTTTTTATCAAGCGAAGACGACTATCCCGAACCGTGTCCGCGTTGTAATGGCGGCGGTTGTACGCGCTGCGAAGAGTAGTTCAAAAACGCCCGCTCGAAAAAAGCATAAACCGAGCGGACGTTTCATTTCAGTTTTTCAACCGAAGGACAAATCTTATATTTTCAGGATCCGTTCTCAAGGTCAAGCAAGCGCGCCCGCGTTTGTGACGCATCGAAAATATTTTCACGCCCATAATAGGCGATGTAAGGCTCTTTAACTTGCTCCCTAGCCAGAACCCTCCCCCGAGCTTTGAAATCGCTATAACGCCAAATTAAGAGCCTTAGATCGCCCCTTGCGACTTTGACGAAGAGTCCGACGAGCGCGAGACCGCCGGAACGCTCGAATTTTTCGAGCGCGTCGCGTTGATTTGGGGAGAGTGAGTTTTGATTTATGGACTCGGGAGCCTTGCGCCATTTGAACTCGATAGCGGTCGCGCGTCCGTCGATTGACGCGACCATGTCAAAAGGGCGCGCGATCTTAAACCGGGAAGACGTGTCGTCCGGAATTTTATAGGCGTAATGCCCGAGCTTTTCGAGAGTCTTTCGAAAGTGATTTGTAAGTTCGGTTTCTTTTCCTCGGGCCATG